CTCGACGCGGAGGCGGCCCCCGCACTTCTGGCAACTAGCCGGCATGGGCTCGCATCCTCGCGACTGCTGCCGCGGCTGCGGCCCGGGCACCGGCGAGCGACGAGACCGTCAGCGACCGCGGGGCGGGCTCGATTGCCGGGATCTTCTCCGGCGAGTCGTCGATCCACACGTCGATCTCAACGCCGGCGTCCTGGGCGGCCGACCGCTTTTGCTGGTCTGGCCCGCACAGCAGGACGCCGGCTAGCTCGGTGTACAGCTCGCCGAACGCGAGCCGCAGCTCGTGGCGGTTGGCCTCGGTGTCCTCGCGTCGCGTGATGCACCACACGCGCGACCCGCGGCCCGTGGCATCGGCCACGAACGACCGCCACAGGCCGGGGGCTGCGGTGAACGTCTGGTCGAAGTCGAGCGAGATCGTCAGCGACCGATCGGCCTGGCCGTGATTGACCATGCCGCGGGCGGCACGCCACGCGTCGAGGGATCGCGGAGCGATCGAGCTGGACGGGTAGGCCGGGTTCGTGACTGCGGAGATGTCATAGAGCCCGGAGGCCTGGTGGACGAGCCGCGTGATGCCGCCGCGCTCGTCCTCGGTCCAGCTTTCGCCGCCGTCGGCCACCGTGAACGCGAACGACGAGCCGGTGATCGTCCGGTCCTCGACCATCATCACGAGATCCCGGCCGTCGCTTGTCAGGAGCGGCGTATGCCGGAAGGCCAGCCCGCGGGCGTCCTTCCGCAGCTCGAGGCGGCCGTTGGACGTGCGGCCGGTGATCCGGCTCGGGTCATGGTTGAACAGGAACGGAACGTCGATTTTGCCGCGCGGGTCGTTTGGCTTCCGGTCGACCAGGCCGTCGAAGGCGGTCGGCGAGAACTTCTCGCGGAAGCCTCCGAGATCGACGGAGAGCGAATCCCACGGCGGCGAGATGCCGACGAGCGCGGCCGGCTCGCCGTCCCGCTTCTCGACGCCGATCGCGTCGGGCGTGTCGGTGGTCAGGAGGTAGCGGCGCTCAACTTGTTGCGACATCGTCGTCCTCCTGGCCGATCGGGTCGGCCGACAGCTCGGAAACACGCTTACCGACCGTGAACTCCGTCGGCTCGCCGTCCTCGTAGACCCGCAGGCTGGCGGCCGGGTCGGCCTCGGTCGCGGCGATCGAGAACGGCGACCCCTCGACGCCCAGGACGCCGTCGATCATCAGATGCTCGATCGTGCCCTCGCCCCCGGCCCAGTAGACGTACTGGCCTTCGCGGAAGCCGCCGGCCTCCGGCACGCCGGCCCCGGGTGCCCGGGCGGGCTCATCGGCCGGAGCCTCCACCGGGGCAGGCTCGGCTGGCGGCTCGCCTTCAGGCGGCGCGACCGTGGCGGCTGCGGCGTTGGCGAGCGTCGAGAATCCGAGCTGCATGTAGGTTTCGTCGGCCGCCGGATCGGGCAGCAGATCGAAGTCCTCGAGGTCTCGCAGCTCGTTCGGTGCCAGCGCCCCCATGTTGAACATCGACTGGTAGAGCTGGACGCGGCTGGCGGTGTCGCCGCGGAGAAGCCCGCGGTTGTCGAACTTCACGTACACGTCGTCGCCGTAGACCGGCTGGAGGGCCATGTCGAGCGGCCCCTCCATGCGTCGCATCCACGGAAGCAAACACCACACCTGGGCCGACAAGTGTTCCTGTTCGACGTTCGACCACCGGGCCATGCGGGCGTCACCGAGCAGCGTCGATGGCACGCCCCAGCACCGGCACACGTCGGGGAGGATGGCGTCCCGCAGTTCCTGGAACTGGTTCGCCTCCATCGAGTTCGATTCGATGGGCTTGAGCCGCGTCTTCTTCGGCAGGACCGCCGTCTTCCCGCGGTTGGCCGCGCCGCCGTAGACCTCGCGGAGAGCAGACCGCAGGGCGTCGACCGCCTCGTCGGGGATCTTCTCGTCCGTTTCGAGGACCATGTCGGGGCGGGCCGAGTTGTCCCAGAAGGACGTGGCCGCGGCGTCGAGCTTGCGGGCCAGGGCGATCGAGGTCGAACACAGCTCCGGCGGGGCCATCCCCACGAGGCCGTTGTCCGACAGCCAGCGCCAGTGGAGGACTTCCTGCTGCCGCAGCGGCACCCAGCGGTGATTCTCGTCGAGGAACTCGTAGCTCACCGTGTAGTCGGCGTTCCGGTGGATCTTGACCCGCGTCGGGTGCATGGGCCGCAGCTCGGAGCACCAGCCGCGATCGCCGGGCAGGATGCGGGCGAACGCGTTGCCATGCAGGGCCGTCCAGTAGGCGATGAGCTGGTAGAAGTCATAGGCCGACTGCCACGCGTTGGGCCGCTTCCTCATCGTGTAGGAGCAGGGGAGCGAGGTCACCTCCCGCCGGCCGGTGGACAGCGATCGCATCGTGTGGACCGGCATCACGGCCACAGCCTGGGCGATCCAACGAACGACGCCCAGGATCGAGGTTACGCGGATGGCGGTCTCCGGGCCGATCGTGGCGGACCACGACGAGCCCCACGCTCCGGGATCGGAGAGGCTCCCGCGGAGGGAGATCACATGCGAGACCGGCACGGCCCGCCGTGGTGGCGTGCGGCGGGTGGACTGTCGTCTGGGCTTCGCGGCCTTGGCTCGTGGCATGCTGGTCGCCTGGGTCCAGGCGGCCGCCCGGACGTGTACCAGTGTCCGGCCGCCGGCCGCACGCTTGAACCGGCCGCGGGCCTCAGATGACGCGGATCTTGTAGTCGTCCACCTTGGCCGGCCCGCCGTCCTCGTCGTCCGTGCTCGCCAGGGCCAGGGCGTTCACGAGGGCCGCGATGCCGTCGATCTTCTCGGTCGACTTGGCCTTGTCCGGCTTGATCATGCCGGTGGCATCCGTGTAGCAACAGACATTGTTCGCGTTCCACGTCGCGACCGGGTTGCCGCCGTGCCGGAGCCGCTTCTCGACGACCAGGGCCTCGAGGAGCTTGCAAGGCGCGTTGAGGTAGCCCGTTCGCTGCGGGATGTCCTTGACTGTGACGCCCTCCTTCTGGAGCAGCGTCTCCAGAGCCCCGGCCTGCCACGGGTCGACGCCGACAGCCCGGATTGGGCACCGCTCACCGTAGGCCAGAATGTCGCGGGCGACCGCCTCGTGATCGAGCCGGTAACCGTCCGTGACCGTCACCCATCCGTCGCGAATCCAGGCATCGTAGGGGATGCCTTCGCGGACGCGGTCGGCCACCGTCTCGCGTGGCACCCAGTAGCGCCACTCGACCGAGTAGCTGCCGTCCGATTCCTTGAAGACGAAGGCCGCCGCCGTCATGTCGAGATTGCTCGCCAGGTCGACGCCCACCCAGCACGGCCGGCCGGCTGGCGGGGCGAGCGGGCCGGAGCTGCACGAGGGCCAGTCGATGTTCCCGACGAACCACCGAGAATCGGCGGCCTGCCAGACGTTGAGCGAGTAGCGGAGGAACTTCGACATCTTCCGCGGGTCGGTCGTGGCGTCCTGGTAGTCGGCCGCGAACTCGTCCTCGGGGAACGCCACGCCCATCGAAGGATTCGCCTTCCGCCAGACCTTCGGGTCGGAGAAGTCGTCATCCTCGGAGGCCGCGTAGATAAGCCCGTAAAACGTCGGGTTGGCCTTCGGGTCTTTGATCACCAGCTCGCAGTCCTGCCACCACCGCCAGCCGATGCCGTTCCTGTCGGAGCCGGCTGTAGAGATCGAGATCACGAGGCCGTTTGCCGTGCCGCGGGTCGCGTAGATCAACGCGTCGACCAGGTCGGGCGTGCGGAAGCTGTGGATCTCGTCCAGGATCACTGAACCGTTCAGGCCTTCGTTCCGCCACGAGTCGGAGGACAGGCAGCGGATTTCCTTCCCGGTGTCTCGGTTGCGGATGATGCTCCGCGAGTCGACGACCTCGAGGAGCTGCGAGAGCTTGGGGCTGGCCTCCACGCTCTGCCGCACCATGCGGTACATGGTGCGAGCCTGGAGTCGGTCATTCGCGGCGAGGAACACGTCCTGGGCCGGGGCGTGACAGGTCGCGATGTACTGGGCGAGCTGCGACATCAGCGACGACTTCCGGTTCTTCTTCGGCACGAAGATGCCGGCCCGCCGGAACCGAAGGCGGCCGTCGGCTCGACGCCAGCCGAACAGCGTCCGTAGCACGCGGTCCCGCTGCCACTCGACCAGCTTGATCCGCTGCGGCTCGCCGCCGCGCTCGTCGGGATGGCGGCAGAGCGTTTCGATGAACTGGACCGGCGCGTTCGCCGCGGCCTCGTCCCACTGATACCCCGGCACGTACTCCGGCCGCTTCTTCGGGTCAGCCGCGGATCGAGAGCTTCGCGAGGACTTCGTCTTCTTCGTCGGCTTCTTTCTCGCCGGCATGGATCGGCTCCTGGGGGAGGCGGGCGGCGGCGGCCGCCGTCAGCCCGAAGTCTCGAGCGAGGGCGACGAAGTCGCGGCGGGCGTCGCGGAGCAGCTTCGCCACCGGGCTCGCCGCCTGGCCTTTGTCGGTCGCGGTGATCCAGCCCTCGGTGTAGACCTGGTCGGCGAGCTGCTCGATGTCGGCATGGAGTCGGCAGCAGATCGCGAACGCGTCGATCCGGTCGCTCGTCAGCCGGCCGTCGGCGATCAGCGTCGGGGCGTTGCGTTCCCAGAAGCCGAGAGCGGTCGGCACCTTCGCCACGGACGGCGGCGGGGCGAGTGAAGTGGACTCCGTTTTCGCGGCAGGCTTCGGGGCCGCGGCTCCGATCTGCCGAGCCCGGGCCACTGCGGCCTGGGATCGCTTCGAGTTGGGATCAGGCAGGCGGCCGCGGCGGCCCATGGGCTTCTCCATTTTCTCAAAAGCCGGTCAGAA